AAGAACCTTTATCGTTCTTTTGTAAGGTAGAAGCTAGATTATAGACAACACCGTGCATAGGAGGGATAGCAAATCCACCCTTGCCATCAGCAATTTGTATGGTTTTCATCATAGAATTCCATTTTTTACTGACATTTAATTGAGTTGATTTCATAGTAATCAAAGCAGGAGTATAACCACCTGTTTTTGTCTCAATCATTACGTAGTAAGAAGCTGTCTCTTCTAAATAGTTACCATTAGGCAATCTAATTTTAGAACCATCCCTCTTACCTGTTGTGATTACCGGACTGTTCGGTAGGTGAACTGCAACCGGAGCACCTGGTCCATCCCCTCTATCCGACCATTCTGGATAATCTTTTTTATAGTAGCAAGGAATTATCTTGATACCTTTTTTACCATCATATAACTCACTGGTAACAGTATTATAAATCATACCTGGTTTGGCACCATCTATATACTTTGCATCACCATCAGTTACTTGCGGCGATAGTTGTCCCAAGATTCTGACAAACGGTAACGCCATATCTTCTTGCGTCATGTTTTCAAAACCTTTGGATACGTCATCACCAAACAATGCTAGTGATGTGTCTTGTTTAGCTTTTATTTCATTAGCCATTATACATTCTCCATTAGTTATTTCCGGGTGATTTTAGTTTTGTCTTTAATCCACGTACTAAAGACATCGGAAGGCATATCGAGCCCGGACTCGATACGCTCCCTAAATAGGGCAGTCAATGTCATCCAAGCCACATCAGATTTCTGTTGTGGTTGAAAGCCATTCTCTGCCGCAAGGTTGAGCAATTGCTCCGCCTTGTCATCTTCTCCCTTCCCAAAAGTAACAAAGACATTGTTTTTAATAATATCTCCTAACCCTTGATCACGAAGCCAGTTATAGGCCGCTTCTCTCTTCACATCATCTTTTGGAAGAGTGCACCTAAATTCTTTTTTTACAGATACTTTAGAACCATCAGCTAATTTTATTTCTGAAAGTCCTTGCTCTGCAAGTAATTCTGGTATCACACGAGAACTGATATCATCAGCTTCTGCTTTTTTACTTTTGAGTTGCTCTTCTAAAGTTGCAATCTCATCTTCTTTTTGTTTTAACTTTACACATTCTTGTGCAACAGTTGAAACATCTACATCATCTAAAAGATCTTTTGAATCTTCTAACATCATATTTCTTACGTCACTCATATTATCCTTTCTGATAGCCGTCCACTTCTAATGGATAGTATCTATATTCACGTTTATCCCACTTCAACATATTGAACTGTCCGTTAGTGGTTTCACCTACTAGCCAAGTTGAGATACCTATTATTACAGGATCTCCTACAGCAAGTAAATAATCTTCTTTACGAAAGTCTTGTAAATTTTTTCTCATCTTCTGTACATAAGGTGCAGTAGAAAATATTGCCTGATCTCTATTAGGCAAACATATTACAAGATACCCGTAATCGGATGCACTTAATATATTTATATTAGGTGGTGGTTGTTGAATTACATAAACAAATTTTTCTTTGGGAAAAGCTTTATTAAACTGTAAAAAACTTTGCAAAGAATCTGGCTTATACAACTCAAATATTTTATTTTTCATTTCTTATTTCTTGACAACCTTTACCATAGGCTTTATATACTTGTCAACTAGAAAGAAGAAAAAAATTATGAAATATAAATTTAAAACTAAACCCTATGCACATCAATTAAATGCATTAAAAAAGTCATGGGATAAAAAAGAGTACGCATATTTTATGGAAATGGGTACAGGTAAATCAAAAGTATTAGTCGATAATATGGCAATGTTATATGATAAAGGTAAAATAAATGGGGCGTTAATTATAGCACCAAAGGGTGTATATAGAAACTGGTATTCACAAGAAATACCTATTCATTTAGCTAGTCATATAGATCATAAAACAGTACTATGGACTGCGACCACATCTAAAACAAAGGATAAAGAGTATCAACAATTGTTTAAATCTGACTATGACCTTCACATCCTTGTGATGAATGTGGAAGCATTTTCGACAAAAAAAGGCCTTGAGTTTGCCGCAAAGTTTATGAATTGCCACAAAACTTTAATGGCTGTTGATGAGTCTACAACTATTAAAACACCTAGTGCAAAACGAACAAAATCTATCTGTAATTTGGGTAAGTATGCTAAATATAGAAGAATACTTACAGGCTCTCCTGTAACAAAAAGTCCACTAGATCTATACACTCAATGTGGTTTTCTTGATGAAGAGTTATTAGGATTTGGTTCCTTTTATTCGTTTAGGAATAGATATGCAATTATGGTAGATAGAAATTTTGGCGGACGTAGAGTACAAATACCTACAGGATACCAACGTCTTGATGAATTATCAGAAATATTAAAAAAATTTTCAGACAGAGTTTTAAAAGAAGACTGTCTAGATTTACCTCCAAAGACATATATAGAAAGACAGGTAGAGTTAACCGAAGAACAAACTAAAGCTTATGCTACAATGAAATCCGCGGCCCTCGCTACTTTAAAAGGTAAGATGGCGACCGCGCCTCACGTACTTACACAATTGATGCGTTTGCACCAGATCACTTGTGGTCATTTAAAGAATGATGATGGTAGTATTACTGAAGTAAAGAGTAATAGAATAAAAGCATTGCTGGAAGTTCTTGATGAAGTAGAAGGTAAAGTTATTATCTGGGCCAACTATGTTTATGATATTAAACAAATTGTAAATGTTATTAGTGATGAGTATGGAGATGATTCTATTGTTCAATACTACGGTGCCGTTGATGCTGAAAAAAGACAAGATAATATTAAAAAATTTCAAGACCCAAATTCTAAAGCACGATTCTTTATTGGTAATCCACAGACCGGTGGTTATGGTATTACTTTAACTGCTGCGAATAATGTTATTTATTATTCTAATGGTTATGATTTAGAGAAAAGATTGCAATCAGAAGATAGAGCCCATAGAATAGGACAGAAAAAATCTGTAACATATGTTGATCTTATAGCACCAAAAACTGTAGATGAAAAAATTAGAAAAGCACTTCGTAAAAAAATAAACATAGCAACTCAAGTAATGGGAGAGGAGTTAAGAGATTGGATTTAATTTTATTAAATGACGGTCTGTATCATCTAGTAGAAGTTACAAAAGAAATGATGCAAGGAATTGAGATTATGGCTGAAGTAGATTGTTTTGATTTATGTGACATACTACGTTTGCATTTAACTACATACTATGACGTACCATACAATGTCCATGTAATGAATGATGGTACTGGTGATTTTTATGGTTGTATCTGTAATTAAATATCTTGCAATCCAGTTTCACGATTTAAGAATTTGTATTCAATCTTTTGTATATTAAAATCTTTTTTAATTTTATTACAAATTTTTTCTACATCAAACTCGCCACAAGAATAAACATCAAATTGCATCAATGCAGGATTAGGTTCATCCCAAATATGCATAGCGATGTGTGAAGTTTCAATAATTGCAACCGCTGTAATACCTCTGTTGCCGGGCATAGAACAATATTTTACATAAGGACCCATGAATATTTTCATATTAATAGAGTCTACAAATTCTTTCATCCACTCTGTTAATTGTTCTTCGTCCATTGGTGGACGTGATGCTTCTGCTCTAACAATTAAATGTTTGTGTACTAATAGACTGTTTTCCATCGCAGCTTTTTACACTAAATCGACGGCTTTTCCAATAATAGGTTTATATTTAGTTTTTTTATCTTCACGATATGCTCGTAAGTATTGATGTCTAGGATTAAAAGGTATGTAACTTGCATGGATCCATCCCGAGTTAGGTTCTCCAGGTGTGTAGTACTCGAGGATTAATTGATCTACCTCACAATTCATTTTAACCCAGTCCGCTACTTCAGCGTTGTCAATTCCCATACATTCGAAATCAACCGCTTCAGCTTTTGAATGTTGACTGGACAAACTCGATCCTATGGCTACACACAACTCTGGGCTACGATAGCCCGAGGTCACCTTTACCCTGCCAAACTGATCACGTACCGGCTGTAAAATATTTTCACACAATGCTTTTAGTTTATCTATTTGATCAGCGTTAGGTTCATTGTCAATACCTTTACGTATTGCTGTATCTGATTTTGTTAATTCTTGAAGAGAAAAATTTCTAGATAATTGCATAATTTCCTTTAGTTAATTAATTTTTCCAAAGCGAAGAGTACTGCAGTTCCCGCAACAGTCAAAAGAACCCAATAGATCTTGTCTATCTTACCGCCCAATTTTTCTACATCTTCGTGGATATGTTTCAAATGATTATTTTTAATCTGTGAAATATCTTTTTTTAATCCAGTTACGTGTCCGTAAAGTGATATGATATGTTCTCTTGTATTTTTGGGTTCTATTGCCATAATTTATCCGTTGGGGAATACTTTGTTAAATTCTTCTGGGTCTGTCTGACCTGCAATCGTAGGTATACTTACATTTTGTCCACCAATAATATTTGGTGTTGGTGTTGCTCCTGATACTAATGGAGGAAGTTGTCCTACAGGAGTACCACCTAGATTAGGTATAATTGATTGTCTAAATGGATTTGGTAAATCAGGAAATACATCTAAAGAAACAGGAGTTTCGGATAATATTTCTCTAATAGTGTCTATTATATCTTCCGCTGTCTCAAAAGGATTTGGCAATCCTAATTGTTCTGCATTAAATTCAAAAATATTTTTAACATCATTTGAAATACTATAAGGCCTAAACTCTCCATCTGTTAATGCATTAAAAGCTCTTCGTTCTCCTCTTTTAACCATTTTTTCTTCTACATCATCTTCAGTCATCCCTAAAGCTTGAGCAGCTTTTATATCTTTAAACATTTCTCTATTAATTTGAAACAAAGCTCTATTAGATTCTATATATGCATCTACCACTTCTTCAGGAGTAACTACTCCACCGGTTAAAGTTCTTCTTGCAAATATACTTCTTGAAGCTCTTATTCCATCTTTGTAATCTGTAATTTTGTAATTAATACCTTTTGAAGGATCTATTTTTACTCTTCTTAATCCAGCAATACCAGACAACTCATTACCTAATTCATATTCAACTCCTCTTGGTCCAAATCTTACATCACTTTCAGGAACTACTTTTGCTACAGAAGCTAATCCTAATCTTTTTAATTGATTCCAGTTTAAAGGAAATTGTGTTTCTGCTAAATGACCAACTGATTTAGATAAAGCATCTCCAACACTATCTACTTGCATATCATAAATTCTTCTTCCTTGTGCGTCTACTCCACCTCTTCCCAAGATAGGTGATACGTCTTGCAATGCTTGTGTCCACATTGATTCACTTATAAATGGAGATCCAATTTCTTTTGTAGATTCAATTAAACCTAATAAAAAATCTCCCATAATACCATCTTTATCTTCTCTACCTTCATTAACAGCATTAATAACAGTTTGTATTGGTCTAGTTAATGTATCATAGGCATTCATATGAGAATAATCTATGTATTCTAATTTACCATCTTCAGATCTAAAAGGAAGTAAGGTAGAGTTTTTAGACCATTCTGCAACATATCTTCTCATCGCATTAATTTCTTCATCACTTACATCGTATATTGTTTGTAATGTAGCAACAGCCCCTGCAGGTAATACAGTTGTTGTTACTCCCATACCAAATAATCTTTGTAATCCTCTATTTCTTAAAGGACTAACTTGTTTTCCATTAATTGTAACTTTATAAAAAATTTCATCTAAAGCAGTGTCTACAATATTAGTTCCTGTTCTCATGATTTCAGCAGGGAAGGCTACAAAATTACCTAATGGTAATTGTCTTAAACCTTTTACAAAATCAGATACAAATGCATAATTAGGTACATTATTTTTTACTAAATCAGCTGCTGTCTTTTTTAAATATTCATCGTTAAATACTTGTTTAACTCCTTTAGGATCTATAAACTCTTGACCCAATTGTAATCCTGCATTTCTATAAGCTTTGTCTAATCTTGCTTTTTCGCCAAAGTATGTAAATATTTTCCAAAAGTCATCTTCAGCCGTATATGCATCTTGTGCAAACTTTTTAGCTACATTCATTTTTTTTAAGAAAGTATTTACTCCATTAAAGTCTGGACCAATTCTATTTAATACACCACCGAAATCTACATCTTCTAAAAGTTTTTTTAAATCTCCTAATTGAACTTGAGAGTTAACTACTCCTAATCTTAAAAGATCTTGATACATTGCATTTGCTTGTCTAGTTCCTGGACCTGCAACTTGTAAAGCATTCCACGCTGCTTTAACATCTGCTGTATTACCAAATGGTAGTAATCCATTTGCACCTGCAAATGCAGCGGCACTTAAAAAGTTTCTTGCGTGTGTAAATGGTGCAAGAATTGTTTTAGCCATTTGAGCTGTGGCTTTAGGATATAAAATAGTATTTTGATATAATTGAGCTAAAAAACTTTTAGACACTTCTTTAGTTTCTCCTAATGCTTTTGCATAATCATTTAAAGCTACCTTACCTTCTATTGGATTTATTATTTCTGCAGCTTTTTCTGCAGCTCTTTGTCTTTGTTTTTTTGTTAATGTTTTATTTTTAGAAGAAGCTAATGCTATTTCGTTGTCAACAGCGTCTTTTACTTTTGCATCAATTCTTGCTGCTTCTATCTCATCAACAGCTTTTAATTTTGCTTTAGGATCATAAAACCTACCAATAGGTGTACCTCTTACAGCATCTTGTTTTCCTGGAGGAGAAATAGTTTTAAAATCATTACCTGTTCCGCCTGTATATTTTCTAGCTTCTCCAGAGTTTGCAAATAAAAAAGGAACTCTAGGTTCTGGCCCTGCTCTACCTGCTTTATCCCAAGCATCCCAATTTCTTTTTAATTTATTTGATTCTTTTACTAAATTATCTAACCATTGGTTGTATCTTACTTGTGAAGATAAATTAGCTGTGCCCTCTACAAGAGTAGACATAGGGTTTTCAGCTTTTCCTAAAAGATTTTTTACAATACGTTGTCCCTCGTCACTTAATTCTGATAGTCTTGCAATATCTCTATTACGAACATTAATATTATCTATTTGAAGATTCTCTGCTATTGAATTTCTAAAAAAATCTGGTGCGTCTTTAATTACTACATCACCTTGTTTACCTCCAGAAAGTAAAACACCTTTTGGTAACGAAGATCCTTGCCATATTTCATCAGCTATTTTACCTGCTTCTTCATCTGTTAATTTAACAGTTCCTTTACTTAACCTCGTAACTTCTTTTTGTATATCTTCTGTAGCTTCTTTTAATATTGCTTTAGTAGGTGGATAGTTTTTTGCAAAATTTAAATCACCTGAATTATTTTTAAAAGCTTGATACCCTCTATCCATAGCTTCCGTTAAAGAACTACGAATCATTTTTTCAAAATCATCTAGAGCCGATGGTGTAAGTCTTCTACCATATTGAGTAAATAAATCTTCCCATACACTACGCATTCCTTTAAAACTTCCTAATAAATTTTCAATGTCTGTTTCACTTGCACCATATTTTGTTTTTAATCTTTTTCTAAAATTTTGTTCTGCTATACTTCTTCTTTTTGGATCTAATGGATTTATGTCATCAAATTTAAAATTAAATAATCTTTCTCCTGTTTTAAGTTTTTGAGTAATTTGTTTACCAGTGTTTGGATCTATTCTTTTAAAAACTTCAGGAAGTTTTGCCCCTGGTTTTAATTTTTCAAATTCTCCAAAACCTGCTTCATAAGCATTACCAGTTTTGGGATCAACATTTATTTCATCTACATAATCAAAACTATATTTTAATTTTTTCTTACCAATTAAAAAATTGTTCATTTCTTTAAATAAATTTTTTTTAGTATTATCATCTACACTAGCAGATGTTTTTTTCATATTCTTAACTATACGTTCTCCAATTTTATCTACAGTAGTCATTGCTCTTTCAGCAGCATTTCTATCTGCAGCAATTTCACCATCCATTTTATTACGCATTTCAAATCCTTCTTGTGGGTCCGATCCTCTTGCTCGTAAAGGTTTTGAAATCCATTTATCAATCCATCTATCAAATGGTTTAGTAATGGCTTTTCCCGTGCCTGCTTGATTTCTTAATTTAGAAATAGTTTTACCAGCTCCACCTATAATACCTGTAAATCCAGCACCTTCTAATCCAAACTTTAATCTATTTAATATTTCTGTAGTAGGATCGTCTTTGTCTCTATTTAATTCTGTAGGACCTCCCAATAAATCTCCAAAAGTACCTGCATCTTCAACATCAGCAACAAAAACTCCTTCTGCTAGTCCACCTAAACCAGCACCTACTCCAAAAGCTCCTGTTTTTTCAAAACCTGTAGCTCCTTTTGAAAAAGCTTCATTAAATAATTTATTTTCATCTCTATTTAATTTACCACCTTTTAATTTTTTTGAGATAGCTTTAGACATATCTCCACCTAAATCTAAATATTTACCGCTTCTTTTTGCAATTAAAGCACCTTTAGCTAAACCATTGCCTACTTTAAAAGCAATACCTCCAGGTACTCCAATATTAGTAATTAATTCTGTAATTTTTCCAGCAGTGGTTGCTTCTGCTAATTCATCAAAAGGATTTATTTTTGCAAAAAATTCCTCTACTTCTGCAGCTTTATTTGTATCACCTCCTAAATCAATTAAAGTAGCTCCTAAAGATACAAAACCCTCTGGTATTTTAAAAAGACCCGAACCTATGCCTGCTAGTGCAGATACAAAAGCATTGGGTTTACTATTGTCATCAGCATTTGTTTTAATGCTGTTTGTGTTTTCATTTAAAAGTTCACCTAGAGTAGCCATTACCTACCTCCTATACTCGAAGATCAGTTCTTTCTATTGCTGAATTACCACTTACTTCGTATATTTTTTTAGATCCATCTGGCAATACTATAATTGAAAATCCTTCACTAATTTCTAAATTAGGAATTTCAGTTTCACTTGATACAGTAAATTTTTTAACTGGTTTTTTATATTTTAATCTTAAAGTATTTTCTATAACAGCAGTGTTATCAATATCTTTACCTTGTCCTTTAAATAAATTTTCAGAAACGTGTTTTAAAGAATCAATCCAATCTTTTCCTTGCAAACTTTCTGCAGCTTTTTGTGCAGCCATAGTTGCACCTATCTTATAATCAATACCAGCTAGTGTTTGTTTTAATTGTTCATCTGCTCTCTTACTTGCAATTTTATCTTTAATATCTAGTGTTGCTGCAGCTTGTTCTATTTTTTCACGTCTACTTGGACCCGCTGCTGCTTCCGCTTTCATAAATTCTGCTAATCCTTCTCTAACTCCACCTGTTCCTAAAAATGATGCAGAAGCTCTAGCAAACATATCTGATAAATCTCTACGTTTAGCTTTATCACCACCTAACATTTTAATATAATCTTCTATTGTATATTCTACAGATTCTTCTTTATCACCACTTACTTCTTTTATATCTCCTACTTTTACTACACCAGGTACTTCTTGTGAGTTCATATCAGAACCAGCTTTACCGCCTTCATAAGGTTTATCATCAACTTTTTGACCTATTAATTTTTCATAAAAATCTGATGATAAAGTTTCTGATTCATCTATATCTCCTTCACCTATTTCTAAATCTGATTTTTTCATTTCAGCTTCTTGGCTACCACCATATGTTACAGGTTTGGCTAATATATCAAGATTAAGCTCATCCATTCTTGGATTTCTAGCATCTATACTTTCACCAATTTTAATTAATCCTGGTGCTTGTCTTTCAGGACTCATAAAACCAAAACCAGTTCCTGATTGAAATTTCATTGGAGATTGAAAATTTGGATCTAAAAATCTAGGACCTAAAAAAGCTTGTTTTAAAAAATCTAAACCAGTTTTTTTACCAGCATAACCACCTGATTCATTTACTAAACCTCTTTTAGGTTTATCTAATCCACTAGTTATCCCCGATCCGCGACTATCGATCGGGCCACCTCTAAACATAGGTCTTCTTAAAATTCTACTCATTAACCAAAGATTCCTAATTTAGAACCGATGCTAGCAATACCAGTTCCTACACCAAGAGCTGTTGCTAATGGACTGGCTGGAGCTGCCGGTGGTGCATACCCTACTGTTTGAGTCGGAAATGCTCCTGGTTGAATTTGTGCAAGTTGTTGACCAATCAATCCTAGTTGTGTGAATGGTTGGAACTGTTTTTCTCTTTCGCCTGCGGCTGCTGCATCAAGTATAGCTTGTTGTTGTGCTTGACCTGCTTGACCCATCTGTGTTTGATATTGTCCAAGTCCTTGTCTAGCTGCTAAATCTTGTGCTGCTGCTGATTGTGCTTGTTGAAATCCTTGTGCTAATAATTGTGCTTGTAGTTGTGCTCTGCTTGATGCTGCATTTCTTGCAGATTCCGCTGCCATCACACCTTCACGACCTCCACCATAAGCACCAGCTGCAATAGCTTGATCTCTCATAGCTGTGTTTTGGATAGTTTGTTGTCTGTCAAATTCTGATAAAGTTGTATCAATCACCTCTTGTTGATAAGGTGACATAAATTGTTGGTAGGCTTGTGGTCCTGTAAGGGCTCCTAATCCACCGGCCGCGGTTCTAGCATCTTTTTGTAATTGTGATTCAGCAGCGATCGTTGGTGCAAATTTAGATGTATCAATACCTTTAAAACCTCCAGCAGGTATTGCGCCTGCTCCTAGTTTATCTACTGATTTTAAAAAGGCGGTAAGTGAGCCTTCTATTACCGGTGCTGGTTTTGTTATAGTTGTTGTTGTTGACATTATACTTTTGCCTCTAATCTATTCATTGTTTCATACATTCGTTTTGCTCCTTCATTTACACTTCCACCACCTGCTGCTCTTACAGCATCTGCAGTCATTACAAATTCGTTTTTAGAAAGTCTAGCTGGTACATCATCAGCTCTTTCTTTTTTACCGATAGGTACAAACCCACCACCTCTTAAATCCATTTCTTTACCACCTAAATTCATTAAACCACCATCTTTGTATCCTCTTTCTTTTACTTCTTCCATTTCTTTAATATAGTCATCACCTAATTTATTATAAAATTTTTCAGGTAATTCTGGATTTTTTTGTCCACCAAAAAATGCATCTTCTCCAAATTTTCTTATATATTGTAATACTGTATACACATTTCCTTCAGAATCTGTAATTAAATCTGATAATGAAGAAGCTCCTTCTTGTATCTTTTCACCCATTTTTGAAACGACTTCTGGTCCAGCTATTCCCATTATACCAGAACTTCCACCTTCAGCCTTACCTTCACCAAATATATCTTCTTTCATTCCTTCGTACACCTCCTCTGATATTTCACCTTTTCTATACAATTGAGGAATATATAATTTGTAAAATTCCATTTTTCTTTCATCAGACATTACACCGTCTGTATCATTAAACATTGCATTTAAAATACCCATCTCTTCAGATTGGCCTGGCTGTACTGTTACTTTTAATTTATCTACTAAAAATTCTTTTGGTGTTTCTTCAACAGCTTCTACTGCATCTGTTATACCACCAAATTCAAATCCTACTCTACCACCAGTTTTATATCCTGCTGCATAAATTGCATCTTCAATTTCGTCATCTGTAAATCCATAAGCTTCCATAGATTGTCTAATAGCTGCTGCTCTTTGTGCATTTGCTGCACCTTGTTCTGCATCATAATCAGCCATATCTCTTTCATAATCTTTCATAGCTCTTCTATTTTCAGCTACTGCTAGATCTGTTATACCTTGGCCTACAGGTAACATTGCTGCCTTTAATCCTTCTTTACTAAATAAATTATTTCTTAAAGTTTCACCTGTTCCTGCTAAATAATTTGAAGTACCTTCTAATGCACCTAGACCACTTTTAGCAAATCCAGGTTGCATACTAGCTCCTTTGGTTTCAAAAAATTGTGCGGCACTTGGTTGACCCGGTGTAGTTATTAATTCTGATCCCGGAGGGCCTGCAGGCCCTATAGTAGAAGATGTTCCCGGTGCAGACAATGCACCAATACCAGAAGCCATAGCTAATGATAATGCACTAAAGTCTCCTTCACTTCCTTCTTGAGCTAATTGAGATCCAAGGTTTAAACCACCAGATACTAAAGCTCTTTGTAACATGCTAGTACCCATAATACCTGGAGCCAAAAACGGAGCGGCTGCAGATAAAAACGGTAATGCAGGTTTGATTTCATTAGGTACTATTTTATCTAGTACTCTTGAAATAGGTCTAGTTATTTTTTTTAAAAATCCCATATTTTTTCTTTATATTATATAATGACTGCAAGTTTGCCAAACTTGTAAATAGGCGAGTGTATCACAATTTACAAGGTTTTTAAACATCCGTCAATCGCTGATATTAAAGTCAGCGCCTATTTTTATCTCTTCCACGGTTACATTTACATCCCTTCGTATATGTTCTGCTTTTGTAGGTGTATTGGCATTTTGTACATCTGCCAAGGCCTCTGCATCAGACATATATTCTTGACCTGTTTCCGTGTTTGTTAGTGTTACTTCACATTTAGGCGTAATTACTGGCACTCTTTTACCATTAATTGTTTCATACCTAACAGAAGCTTCTGTCTCTATAAACGGCATTATTTGTCCTCCCTGTTTATTTCTAATATTGATGCTGTAGCAAACAACCTGTTTGCATCAGCGGCTGTTACTTGTAGCACTTCACTTTCCATCATAATTAATGGTTCTGTTAATAACTGTGTACTAGCATTAGCATCTATAGCGGTTGTGTTAAATAAAGTAAATTTGTTAGCTGACGCTGGGTCCCCATCAAATAAGTCTACAGTATATAAAGTGGTTACTGTTGCTGTTGTTAAATCTTTTTTTTCGTTTTTATATATATTTGCCATTAACCTAATCCCAACCAAGTATATCGTTCTTGGTCCTCTTTTAATTGTGTTAAATAAGTAGAGTTTAATTGTTCAATAATTGTATTTAATGCTCTGTTAATTTGTCTTTGATTATCCTCGCTATATTCTTTTTTAGGTTCAGGTAATCTTACTACAACTTTAGTCATTAACCTCTCCTTCCATCGGGTTGTATATCTACTTGAAATGTACCAAATCTCCAAGACTCACCTACACCGGTGTTTTCTATTTTTATATTTGCATA